TCCCAGTCGTCGCCGTAGAGCACGCGCACCGCCCTGTCCACCATCTCGCACCACCGCGCCGCCTTGCGCTCCATGAGCGCCTCGTAGTCCACCATGGCGTCCACGGGGCGCATGCGGTCGGCGATGCCGCCAGACGCCACGTGCGCGTCGGCCTGCCCGCCCAGCGACAGCGCCCGCGCCTCCATGGCGTTGTACTTGAGGTCGTGGCGGTACAGCTCGAAGCTGGCCTCGCGGGCGTCCTCGAAGATGTCACGCGCCAATGAGATCATCGTCGCCCCCGTATTCCGTCCCGTGGTGGTGGTGGGACTCCTTCTCGACCGCCCAGCGGTTGACAATGACGTCGTGCGCCGTGCCGCGCGCCAGGTGCAGCTCCGCGTCGATGTCGCTGGGTGCGGCGCCCTTCTTGAACCGCTCCGCGATCGCGGCCTCAATCGCCTCCATGCTGCTCCTTTCCGATGCGGTTGCGCCAATGGCATACGGCCTTGTGCGTGACGCCCAGCACCTCGGCTGCGTCGCGGCTCGAAAGCCCCTCAAGGCCCTGCAGGTGCTCCCGCCACCAATCGATGTGATGCTTGCGATACGGGAACTCGTCGCGGTGTTGCGTGATGTAAAAGGCGATGCCGCCCATCGATACGCCCGTCGCGGCGCTCATGTCCCTGTAGGATGCGCCATTAGCGTACATGCGCCTTAGCGTGGCGAACTGCGACGTCCTCATGCGCGCTCACCCCGCCAGCAGTAGCCATCGGCGGGCACCTTGTGGCGGAACGTGTTCGCGTCGCACACGTCGTATCCCGCGACGCGGTGGAAGTGCCGGCAGTCGCGGCAGCGCACGATCGCCTCGCGCTGGTCGAGGTCGTAGACGCCCTCGCGGCGACGCACGACCCCGCAGATGGACTCGCCCTCGGTCATCATCTGCCTCCCGAGATCAGGAGCGTCAATGCTATGACGGCCACGGTAGCCCCGACCCATGCCCCGCAGATGAAGTAGCCCATCACTCGGCCTCACCTGCCAGACGTAGCTTGGCGTTCGCTGTCATCGAGGAAGCTCCTTTCCATTGTGCTCCCAGCCTTGACCCCACGCACAACAACACCTATCGCGCGGGATGGCAAAAGGGCCACCGAAGCCAGCACCATCGCAGTGCCATCCGTATCCACCGCGCCATCCTGACAATGCGCTTACACAATTGGCACAGGCTGCTGCTACGAACTCACCATTTTTACCGCGCTTTTCTCGTGCATAGAGACTCATTCGTCATCATCTCCAACAAGCCGCAGCTTTGCGGCGTACTCGGCGATGGTCTTTGCGTCTGCGTCGCGCCACTCGTCGGCGTCGATGGCCTCGCCCACATACATGCCAATGTTCTCGTTCATCTTCTCCGCGAACTCCCGCAGCACGTCCTCGACGGTCGGCTCGTTGTGGTGGTGCATGTAGTCCGGTTTCAATGAGAACTGCACGTTCGAGAGCCAGAACACGCCATTGCCTATCGCGCTGACGGTTCCACTGACGTGCTTGCCGCTTGGACATGTGCCATCCATCACGTCCCCGAGATGGATAGGCACCCCGTCAGCGTCCACGGGCAGCTTAATGTACCCCATCGCGTTCTTGTCGGCATCGATGCCGTCGTAAACGCCCTCGTTGTAGGCTTTGTCGCGTTCCTCTGCGTGCTGCTTGTCTATGCGGTCGGCGATGGCGTTTATAACCTTTGGAACATGAGTTGAATGAACAGGGATGTACCCGATTGCATTTATGAGTCCACCGTCCTTGTCATCGTAGAACCAGCCGTCCCAGTTGGCTGCATATCTTCTCAGCTCGTCCGTGATGCTCATTGTTCTAACCCCTTGTGGTTGAGTTTCCGCTCCAAAACCTCGATGCGGTGCTCCAGTGCGTCGATGCGCTCTTCGATTTGCGATAGGCCGTAGAGGTTCGCGTCGTTCACATCGCTGACAAGCTGCTTTAGCTCGTCCATCTGCTCGACGGTGAACTTGAACTTGACGGTGGCGATGTCGCTCATTTCCGCTCCCCCCATGCGCAGAATCCGTCAGGCTTGACTGGGTTCATCATCTCCTCGTCGTTGTAGTAGTCCCACGTCTCAACCAGCTCGCCAGTGCAATCGAGCCAGTCCGCTGGGAGGTTCCAGCTCGGAGGCCATATGACCTCGTGGCCGTGCTTGCAATCGCGGCACCGCACTATCTCCTCGCGCAGCTTGCCCGTACCGCCTACTGGAACAAATGCGGTGCCAGCGAAGGTTTCCATCTCGATGATGTGCTCGCTCATGGCTCCACCTCCTCGAACTCGCCGCACGGAGCAGCTTCGCCCGAAATCCAATACAGCTCGAACTCGTCATCGCCGTCGATGTAGCTGTTCTTGACGCACACGCCGTAGATGTTCCCAGCCTCGGTGTCAAAGAACTCGCAGTCGATGCATGTGTTGCGCTTGTCGTTCATACCTCCACCCCCAGCTCGCACATGCGGTCGTACCACTGGCATTTGCCGTCGCTTATGTAGTTGCATGGCTCCTTGAACTCGCACCATCGGTAGCAATTACCGTGCACGAACGCCTTGTACATATCCCTCACCAGCTCCCGCAGCTTCATGTTCTCGTAGATGAGGCGGTCGTTCGCCGCGTTCAGCGTCTCGAAGAGCGGGTTGGTCACCGCGAGTTCCTTGCGCAGGCTGTCGTTCTCGGCTTGCAACCTCTCGTTCTCGGCTTTGAAGTCTGCCAGCGCATATTCGAGGTCGCAACTATCCGCCCAGCTCATGCCCTCACCTTCCTTCCACAGCCCATGCAATACCTCGCACCCTCGAAGCACTCGCATCCGCATTCGCTGCACCGCCAGTAGCCGAACTCCATCTCGTACCCGTACTTGCGAACGATGCAGACGGCATCGCCGCTCGGCGGCAGCTTGCGGCACTCCCCCCTGCCCAGCGTGGCATCGATTGCCTGCTCGGGAGTGAGTCCCGTGACGATGAGCGTGCCGTCCATGCTCTCGGTAGCAGTGTGAGGGTCGTTGTAGTAGCTCCACGTGATGCCGAAGTCGTTCTCGATGTACTCCACCCCGCGCTCGTCCAGCATGGCGCGGATGCGTTCGGTCGCGGTCATACGTCCATCTCGATCCATGACGGGATGATGCCCCTGCCGCCCTCGAACTTTGTCACGAACACGGTGCAGCCGTAATGCCAGTCAGAGCCGGAGTAGCGGTACGTGCCGTCCTCGTTCGCCACGAGCGATTCGAACGTGTCTCCCCGCATAGGCTCGTCCCAATCGCTGATGGTGCCGTATTCGTTGACGCGGACGCGCAGACGCGATGCGAATTCCCGCGCCTCCGCCTCCGTGTCGAAGATGCCGAGCGGGTCGAAACACCAATCGCTGTACTCGCCGTGCTCGGCATGTACGAGGTACCTGTCCTTCGCGCTCATGCGATCACCCCCTTCTTCTCGTCCATCCGCTTGACGCCCGCTCCAGCGTCTTGGCGCTCACGCCGTAGCGCCCCGCGAGGACGTCGATGGGCGTGCCGCACCGCTCGCGGTCGAGCCGCGCCTCGTCCACCTCCCCAATCGGACAGCGCGGCGCAGGCGCCGGCGATGGGCGGGCGGCCCGCACGCGTGGACACGCTTCTCGCGCGCGCGTATTTCTTTCCTTTTTTCATTGGCTGTCCTTCAATTACCGAAGAAATGTTTGGCGTGTCCAGCGTGTCCAGCGTGTCAAACCGCCGTTTACCTGCGCAAACGTTCGGTTTTAGGTGGTCACGCTGGTCACGCGAGAACACGTCAAAACACTAACCCTCTACCTCAACTTGAACTTACGGCCACGCTTTCCGATGGTTCTGTCCTGCGCGGAAACCACTTCAAGCGTGACCAGCGTGACCAGAAGCTTCTTGGTGAAAGCCGCCTGCGACGCGCCGTACTTCTCGCCCGCGTCGTCGCACCATCGCGCGAACTCGCGGTACACGTCGTCCGTCCAGCGCCCGTCGAGGTCGGTGTCCTCCACCATCTCCTCGTACAGCCAGCGGCGCACCACGTCGTTCTCCATGCGGATGGTCTCGACCTCCTCCGCCATGTCGGGGATGATTGTGAACGCGCCGCGCTGTACGAGCTGCGGCAGCTCCATCAATCCCAGCAGCGCGAGCCTCCGCAGGTTCTCGGGCTGCGACATCTTCTCCGCCATGTGCGGGTCGTAGCCGTCCGTGCCGGGCGAGAAGCGCCGGCGGAACGGGATGAACGCGAGGCGTCGGAAGATGCCGTCCGTGGTGTCCGCGAGCCTCGGCATGGCGTTCATGGAGAACACAAGCGTGGCCGATGGGCGGAAGTCGAAGCCCGTGCCGTTCTTGACGTCTGTGTAGATCGTCTCGCCCGTGACGAGCTTCTTGAACACGGACAGCTCGTCGTTCTTCAAGAAGCCGTCGGGGATGTCGTCGCCCAGGTTCGCTATCTTGCCCACGATGGCTGCGGCTTGGAACCGCTGCCCCAGCGTGGCGATGTCGAGCGAGGACACGTTCTCCACGCCCAGCAGCGAGCGCATGACGTTGATGAAGGTCGATTTGCCGTTGGACGCGGAGCCGTGCGCCCCGCCTCCCGCCTTTCCTATGAGGAACAGGGATTGCTGGACGGCGCGCCTCGAGCACATGCAGACGCCCACGGCCTCGCGCATGGCCTTGGCCGTCACCTCGTCGCCGCCCGCGAGGTTGTCGATGAAGCGGTCGGCATCGCCGTACGGCGCGTCGAGGTCGAGGTCGATGGGCAGCGTTCCGATGATGAACATGGACGGCGCAGGCTCGACCACCTCCTCCGCCATGACGTCCCACGTGCAGTTGGCGAACTGGATGTAGTAGCGCCCGTCGAAGCCGTTGTCGCTCGAGACGCTCGGCTCCTTCGATTGGATGTACGCGAAAACCTCGTTTCGCTGGTCGCGGGTGATGTCGTCGGCGTAGTCGATGGAAAGCCGCTCGAACGCGGCCTTGCCGAACTCCCACCGCCGCCCCGTCCAGCACGCGGGCGCGCCGTCTATCGATCGCGCCATGTTGCGGTCGATGATGATGCGCGCCAGCTTGTTCGGCTGTATCCTGCCGCGGTCGGTTCGGAACGGCGGGACGTCCGCCGGCGCCGCGGATGCGCCGAAAGCGCCCACGCCCGCCGGCTCGCCCTCCATCGTCCCCATGCCGTCATGTCCCGCGCCGTATCGGCACACGTCGCGGTGAATCTGCTTGAGCTCGCCCGCCGTGAGCGGCGTCGTGCAATTCTCGATGTTGGCGACCTTGAGGGCGTTCATTATGTCCTCGTCGGACTTCCCGCGGTGCCGCAGCGAGCAGCCGAATCTGAAAAGCACGTCGTTGCGCTCGCCCTGCTTGATGTGCTCGGGCAGCTCGAAGCGCGCGGTCGCCTTCGCGCCGTCCTCGGTGCCGCCGTTGCGCTGCACGTGGTCGAGGAAGTCGTAGACGTTGCCGTTGGCGGGCGCTATCTCGCGCTCCCACGGCGCGCAGCCGTCCATCCAGCGGTACGGGATGCCGTTCGGATGGATGGACGGCGGTGCGACGATGTAGCCGCCGTCGGCGCGCACGTCCACGGCCAGCTCGGCGTTGGTGGACGGTCGGATGTTCGTGCGGTCGGTGCGGTAGAGGTAATGGAACCCGCCGCGCCCCGTGATAGCCACGGCGGTGGACGGCAGCTCGCCCCTCACGTCCTCCCAGTCGTTCAGCGCGTCCAGCCCGTGCTTGCCGCGGTCGTCGTCCTCGTCTATGTCGAGAACCACGATCCCGTGAGACGGCGTTCCGCAGACGATTCCGATGTTGAGGTCGGGATGCGCCGCCCACAGCTCGCGCGCGCTCGCGGGGTCGTCGAACCAGTCGTTGAGGCCGTGCTCCGTTATCGGCTTCTTTCCGCGCGGCGCGATCGGGATGATGCCGAACCCGTGCTCGCAGTACCATGCGGCGGCCTCGGCGAGGGTGGACGGCGCGTCACTCATAGCCCACCCCCAGTATCTCGCAGATGCGCCTCGCGCTCCTGCCCGGCGCGCACAGCTCGAACACAACGCCATGATCGCGCTCGAGCGAGCGAAGCATCTTGTAGAGCGTCGGCCCCTGCATGGGCTTCGAGCGGAACCGCCTGCAGCGGTCGGAGCCGTGCGGCGTGCATTCATGCGACGCGTAGTGCGGGCACCGCCTGCAGACGTATGGCGTCCAGCGGTTCACGTCCTCGAGGTCGCGGTACGGATGCCCGACCTCCACCATGACGACGAGCCGCCAGCCCGCCTCGCGCGCCCGCTCGAGCTCGCGCACGAATCGCGCATGGTCGCGCCCCACGTTGCCCGCCAGCTCGTCCAGCGACCTCTTGGTGTCCACGGAGATGTTGGACGACCCGTCGGCGCGGATGTAGTCGCCGAAATCGACTTTGCGGCGCTCGACCTCCACGCCGTGGGCGTCCCACCATGCGTGCTTGTTCGCGTGCTTGTCGCCGTGGCGCTGCTGCTGCCTCGTGTCTTCTATGATCGTTGCCATTAATCAGCTCCACATGACGAGGCGGCGCAGCCCGTGAAGAGCCGCGCCGCCGTGATTGCTAGTCGAACGGAATCTCGCCCGCGTAGACGTCCACTTTCTTGGGTGTGGCGGGCTTTGCCCCACCTCCGCCGTCAAGGGTCTTCTTGGGGCGCGCCTTGACCTTGCCGTCGCGCACGTCCTTGGCGCCCACGACCTGGCACACGTTGAGGCGCGTCGCCAGCTCGCCGTCGTTGCGCTTGTACTCCTCCTCCTGCAGGTTGATGCCGACCAGCTTGCCCTCGAACATCTCGGCGCGCCCCGCGTCCCACGCGGCGAACGGGTCGAAGCCCGGATTGCTCGACGCGATGGCCTCGAGGCGTCCCTTGAGCATGTTGGACGCCGTGTCCTTGTAGCTGAGGAAGAAGTGATGCGCATAGGGATGCGCCTTGCCCCAATCGTCGGAGTAGAAGCCAGCGCGCGGGCCCTCGGCGATGTCGAACACGACCTCGACGTACTCGCGCGAGGGCATGTCCACGAACTCCACGATGCGGGCGACGTAGGCGCCAGCCTCGAGGCGCTCGAAGCCGCCGCCGTCGGTGGAGGCGGTGATGGACGACCAGTTGAAGCTTTTCATTTACTTGCCTTTCTCGATGATGGTTGCCAGCTCGTTGAAGAACATCCGATCGTTGGATGCGATTACCTTTTGGTTCTCGCCGTAGGCGCGCTCGTAGGCGTCCCACGTGCGCTGCAATGCGGTTTGCTCGTCGGTGCCGCGCTCGAGCAGGTATGCGTAGCGGCGCTCCGCGGCGTCCAGCAGCGCGGCCTCCGTGGCGGGCGTCACTCGCCCCACCCCATGAACTCGCGCAGCTTCGCGTCGATGGCCGCGAGGTCGTTGGGCTGCTCGCCCTCGGAGAAGATGCCGCACGACTTCGCGGGCGGCTTGCCGTCCACGATGAAGCGGTACTCGCCGCCGCTGCACTCGGCCAGTATGCAGACGTTCACCATGCCGACGAGGTTGACCTTTTCGTTGAGCAGCTTGCCCACGGTCGCGGGCACGATGTTGCCCTGCGCGTCGGTGTCGGTGTGCATGACGAGGTACACGATCGTCTCGTCCGGCAGGTCGTTGCAGAATTCGATGAAGCGGTAGACGCGGCCCGCTATCTCCTTGTACACCTCGAACTGGTCGCGGTACTTGTCGTCGCCCCACGAGCCTCGCATGTAGATGTCGGTGATGCAGTAGCCGAAGTCGTCCACCACCACCGTCCTGTACTTCTCGGCGTAGGCGGAGACGATGGACGTCAGCTCGCCGAAGTCCTTGGTTCGGGCGAACTTCTTGCCGCCCTTGAACGGCAGCATGGTCTTCTCGCACTCGATGAGGCCGTAGCTTTCCTTCGGTATGTTGCGCAGCGAGTACGTCTTGCCCGACCCGCTAGGGCCGAGAATCAGCACGGGAATGCCCATCTATGCCTCACCTCCGTCCGTGAGCGCGTAGGCCACGGCCTGCGTGAGGTTGAGGCCGAGCGCCGAAACGACGTCCTCCATCTCGCAGCCTTTGAGCACCGTGCCGTCGGGATGCGACGGCTCCATGTAGGCCGTCACGCCGTCGGGCAGCTCGCCGTCCATCCGCTCGACGAGCCAGTCGGCGACGCCCTGCCCCTTCTCGCGCAGATAACCCGCGAGCATGGACGCCCCCTCTCCGATAAGCCACTCCGCGAGCAGCTCGGGGTCTTCCACGATCGCGCGCGGCCTCGCCTTTGTGAGCCTCACGGTTAGCGTGCCCACCTGCTCGCCGTTGATGTTGATGCGGCGGCGGTCGGTGCCGTCCTCCGCGTATCTCGCCAGCAGCGACGCGTCCTCCATGGAGCGCAGGCTGTACGGGTCGCGCGTGCTCAGATACTTGCCCAGCTCCTTGTAGACCGCCTGCATGACCGCGAGGCGCTGCAATTCGTTATTCATCGTCTTTCTCCCGATTGACCCATATGTTGATGTAGCCCGGCGGGCATTCCTCCGTGCCAATCACGACGTCCACCGCCTTGAGGCACGACCCGTCCTCCCACGCCACGCCCTCGAGCGCCTCGAGCACGAGCGTCTCGATTCCGAGCAGCCAGCGGTCGGTCGCGCTCGTGGAGATGTGGACGCCCACGCGGGCGCCGCACGGCGCCATGGGCGCGCCCTGTTTGAGGTACGCGAGCTTGAGCATGTTCATCGCCGTCTCGGCGTCGTCGTCCGCGTAGCTGCGCACGAACGGCAGCTTTATGCGCGTCGCGCTCATAGCCCCGCCTCCTCCAGCCATGCGCGCCATACCCTGCGCGCCAGCGCCTTCTCGTCGTCGCGCCACCTGCGGTAGCCGTTGCCCGGTCGAACCTTGCCGAAGTCGTGGATGGCGATGGTCGCCTTGTCGATGTCGTAGGCCGTGCCGCCGGGCATGAGCTTCAGCTCGTGCATCCCGTGCGAGCCGCCGAACTGCGGCTCGATGATCTCGCGCTCGAACGGCTTGGCGAGCAGGCGCGGGATGGGCGCGTTGGGGTTGTACGTAAGCCACGCCACCGCTACCACCTCCGCTCGCGGAAGATGCGCACGGCGTCGCGGTCGTTCCGCGCCTCGACGATGAAGCGCCCGTGATGGTCGGGGCGCACGTCCCAGTAGTGCCCGCTCAGCGGGTTGTGCAGCAGCCTGCGGCCGCGCCCGTCGTGCGGCACGACCACGCGCATGCGCCCCTCGTACGCCGGCTCCGCGCCGATGCCCGAGAAGTCGGACTTGCCGATGTAGATTTGCAAAGCGCCGCCCGGGTTGTATGCGTTAGTGTAGTTGTCGCCGATGAGCACCTAGACCACCGCCCAGACGATGAAGAGCACCGCCATGACGATCGTCGTCACGAGCAGGCCGTGCGCCCGCTCGACTTCTGTGAGCTGCATATGCTATCCTTTCCGTGAGGCGTCCCACCTCACTTCTCTGCCCTCTAGTTGCCCCTAGAGGGCGCACTTGTCTTTCGAGCATTCCCACGACCGAACCCATGCGTCCAGCTCGTCGGTGTGGACTACCCACCGCGGCGAGCGTTGGTCGCGCGGCCTGTAGGCTGTGAGGTCGCCGCGCACGATGGCGGCGTAGATGTAGTCGGGGCTCTTGCTCACGTATTGCCCCGCGTGCTTGATGCCGAGCCACGGCAACGTTTCCCTCCAATCCATCGAACCGAGTGCCCATCGCGGCGACGGCGGGCTGCGCATGCGGCTGGCAAGGCTTCATGCTTCTGTCTGTCGGTGTCGGCGACATGAATGGTCGAAAGGAGGTAACCATGAGCAACGAGGAAAGGGAGATTCGTCGCCCGCCGCCGCCCCGATAGGCGCTCGGTGATTGCAGTGCGTGACCGTTCTTGCTCTTCCGAGAACGGACAATCGCGATTCGGCTTTCAAAGAACGGTTTGTGCGATTGCACAAATAACTAGAGTTCGGCCACGAGCGGCCTACGTCCCATGAGCTGGTCGACGCTCACGCCGTAGACGTCGGCCATGGCGTCGAGCTGCGACGCGAGCGGCTCCGTCTCGCCGTTCTCCCACTTGGAGAGGGTGGACGTGGCGACGCCGATGCGCTCGGCAGCGTCCGCCTGCGTGATGGAGCGCGCCGTGCGCGCCGCTTTGAAGTGGGGTACAAATGCCATATTTTTCACCTCCCAATATCACTATGCGGATACGGTGCGTATTGAATATATATCCGTTTGCGGATAAAATCAAGCACGAAGCGGATATTTTTTCGCGGAGGGCATAATGGGCGATTATGGTGCGCGTTTTAAGCAATGCCGACTCGAAGCGGGCTTGAAGCAGATGGCGGCGGCGAAGTTGATGGGCGTCGGCCAGTCGTCCATCTCTTCCTATGAATCGAACGAACGCGAGCCTACGGCCAGCGTACTCTTGAAGATGGCGGATGCATACCACGTGAGCATGGACTATCTGCTCGGGCGCACCGACGTCAACGATTGGGGCGAGTAGCCATGGCGTCCATCCGCGAGCGCCGCCCCGGCGTGTGGGACGTCCGCTCCTGCGCAGGCCGGGGCATGGACGGCAAGCAGCGCCGCAAGCAGCGCACGGTATACGGCACGCGCGCCGACGCCGAGGCCGCGGGCGCCGCGCTCGACGCGGAGATGGGCGCGAACCGCGCGCTCGGCTCGAAGCTCACGATCGGGGCGTGGTTCCAGCAATACCTCCGCTCGCACGCCCTCGACCCGTCCACCGCCGCGAACTACCGCGACATATGGCGCGTCCACGTCGCGTCCAGGTTCGGCGACCGCGAGCTGTGCGACCCTCCCGCCGCGGAGGTGCAGGCGTGGGCGGGCTCCATGAGCCGCGGCAGCGCCGTCCATGCCGTGAAGCTGCTCCGCGCGGTGCTGCGCGACGCGTGGTATATGGGGTTATTGCCCTCCGAGCCGATGAGACGCCCTGTGCGCTATCCCGACCACGACAACGGTAAGTTGGACGTGTGGACGGCTAACGAGGCCTTAGACGCGCTCTCACGGCTCCACGGCTACAGCATCGAGGCGTGCGTGCTGCTCATGCTCGGCGCGGGGTTGCGGCGCAGCGAGGCGTGCGCCGTCCAGTGGTCGGACGTGGAGCGCATCGACGGCATAACGCGTATCCGCATCGACAAGGGCGCGCGGCGCGACGATGGGCGCACGAAGAACGTGTCGTCCATCCGCTACGTTGCGGTCGCCGAGCCGTTCGGCGCCCGTCTCGAGGAGCTGCGGCGCGACGGCGCGGTCGTGAGGGTCGAGGGCAAGACGTGCGCGCGCTACTGGCACCGCGCGTTCAAAGAGGGGCCTCTGCAGGGCATGAGGTACATACAGATGAAGAACCTGCGCCACACGAACGCGTCGCTCATGCACGAGGCGGGCGTGTCGGACGTGGCGAACAGCCAGTACCACGGCCACGCCGACCTGCGCACGGACTACCGCCACTACCTGTCCCCCGAGGGCGCGGCGGTGGACGGCGCCGCGGTCAAGCTGTCGGCGTATCTTTCATCGAAGAGCGCCGACGATGCCGATACGTGCCGATGGCGCATCGTGTCGTAACAAAAAGCAGGCCACGGGAAACGCCCCGTGACCTGCTGTTTCGTCTGGTCGGGTGGACTGGATTCGAACCAGCGACCCCTTGACCCCCAGTCAGACGGGGCATGCCGTCTACCTGCGGTTTCTTGTCTGCGTGCTGCATTTTTCAGCATTTTGCGCACTTTTTCGATGCCGATGCGCGCACATCAAAACGTTAACGAAAAAGCGCCCCCAGCCGAAGCCGGGGGCGCATGTGCCTGTCGGGGCGGGGGAAGGGGCGCCCCAGGCTCTAGGAGAATGTCACGATGATGGCGGTCAGCGTCACCAATGCCGCGATCAGAATGCACATGGCGAGGATGCCCGCTACGTAATCGACGTTCACTTCGAGGTCAGCGCGGGCCACGTCTTCGTCCCCACCTTGCCGTCGGGGTATATGCCGACGAGCTTCTGGAACTCCTTGACGCCCGCCTCGGTCTTGGCTCCGAAGATGCCATCGACGTGCATGTTGGTGATGCCGCGCAGGTTGAGAAGGTGCTGGATTACGGTTACCTCCGCGCCCTTATCGCCGCGCTGCGTGAGCTTCAACGGTTTGACCTCCTTCTTGTAGATGGGGCGGATGCCGCCGATGATGCCGTAGCCCTTGAGCGACCCGTCCTTGTTGTACGAGCGCGTGTTCTCGATGGTGCGATGCTTGAGCCGGACGGCGCCGCCGCAGTTGCCCTCGACGGTCCAGTAGTCGCCTGCCGCGACCCTCTGCACGACGTATCCCACATGGTCGCCGCCGCGCTGGCTCCCGCCGTCCCAGTCGAAGCCGATGAAGTCGCCTGCTTGGAGGTTTTTCGGCTCGACCCATCGGTCGCCGATAACGGGGAGGTCGCGCTTGTCGAACGCGAAGCCGCTCGGGAAGTACGGGCAGTCGAGCTCGCCGAGGACCTTGATGGCCGAATCGAAGTACGCGCACCAATCGTAGGGCGACGCCCATCCGACCGCGATCTTCGCGTACTTCCTGCCGTCCGTCTCGCCGATTTGCGACCTCGCGTAGGCGATGGCCTCGTCAAGCGTCCACTTCGGCATGCTCGTCCCCCCTCGCCTTGGATGCCTCCATGCGGAGCATCCTCTCGTACTCGTCGGGCGTCCATCCGTGCTCGCGGGCGTCCATCCTCATGCCCACGACGAACTGCTCGTCGAGCAGCTGCTCCAATTCCTCCGCGCTAGGCATCCTCCTCAACTCCCTCGTGCTGCTCCCGCAATGCCCTCTCGTACTCCCTCACGGACATGCCGATGCACCCTGCGAGGCAC